CCTTTCTTTTTTCCAGTATGTCACATAGCCCTTTATATCTGCTCTCTATAGCTTTTCTTGCCTGCTTCCACGCATCTACCATCTGAATCTCCTATAGGTGATAAATTCATCTCTGCCGTAATTCAAAAGATAGTCAATGAAGCTGTCAAGCCTTTGTTCATCAGTCTTACTACCTTCTCCTACTGCAAAAGATATATTTGTATCGCCTTCTTGTATCTGCTTAATAGCTGAATCCAGATTGAAATTTAAAAGGTCGTCAGGAGCAAATGTCTTTTTCGACATAAGAAACTCACCAACGACCATATCAATTGCAATATTCATAAGACCATCAGGGATAGCGGAGATATTGCAATCGTTCTTTATAGTATTTTCAACCTTCTGCATAGCAAAGCTGATAGCAATATCATCACCATCTTTTACTGCATACCCCATGGACTGCAATCTCTCTTTTATCCTTTCAAGCATATTACCCTCTTGAAATAATTCTTGCTATCGGAATAGCCTTATGAGGGATTGTCTTATTATCGCTCTGAACAAGTGACCAGTTCAGGCCGTTCTCAAGTTCTGCATTAGTAGGACTGTTTGTAGCTTGATTTGCCTTAAGATATGAGATACCTGCAACGCTCACGGCATTTCTCTTTCTTGAAATAAGAGTATCCTCACCGCCGTTAGTCTTCGCATCTCTTACCATCTCGTAAGGAACCTTTGCACCCACATCTTCAAAGCCTATTGCGCCCTCTCCGAGCACATATGTTGTGTAGACGGATACATCTCCTCCTGTAGCTCCTACATTCTTTACCTCTACAGGCATAGAATCATCTACAAGTACAAGTCTTCCGTTCCAAGTACCCATACTTAGATCTCTTTCCACACCCTCACTGTCTGTATACTTGAGATATGCTAAAAGCTTAAGATTCTCCAGGTTCGTAGATACACTGGAGTGGCAAATTACCAGGCTAAACTTCTGCTTATTATCTCCGCAAGCCTTCTGAATAGCGCTGTTAAGAGTTGTAACGCCCATTATCATGCTCTCGTCAGTCTTTTTATTCTCTGTGGACGCCGAAATGTCCAGAGTATGCTCGTCTACAAAAGCCTTGTTAGCGGTCTTTATAGCGCCTGTACCTGTAGCGCTCATACCGAATACGCCCTTTAAAATAGACAGTAGGACCTCCTGATCTACCTCATTCCAGTAATCCATAATCTGTGCCCTAACATTGGCCATAAAGTCAACACCACCGGTCACATCATAGCTGAAGTCGGCCTCCGTCCATCCCATCATTCTTCCATATGCGAACACACCCTGCTCATAAGTTGCCGTTCTTTCAGGGTTTAGGTTTGTCTGTCCGTCATAGTTCTGCGCCTTGCCTCCCAATCTGCCAAAATAAGGCAGAATAGCATAAACACTACCTGTCTGAGACTGATTCTTAAAAGCTTCTGCAAGTCTCGGATCGGATACCACCGCCATAGACTCTTTTAACTTATTAAGCTTTACATTTGGAATTGCGGACATATACGCGCCAAATGCTCTGTCATTAAAACTCTTTGCATCAAATTTTGCCATTATTGTTTACCTCTACTTTCTTAGTTCCCTGTATCGGGATTGTTTTCAATATAGTTAGCCAACTCATCATAGGACATTTTTGACATATCAACCTTTCCTGCACCGATTTCCTTCTTTGCTACTCCGGGCTGAAATCCTTTGAAGCTTGGCTTTGCCGCAGCGGCTTCCTCGAACAAATAGTTGTCAGACTTTTTTAATGCAGTTATCTGCTCTTCAAGTCCTTTTATACTGCCGTCATCCTGAAGCTCTGCCTTGTCAAGATCCTTGATAAGTGCCTTGACTGCTGTTAAATTCTTTGCCTTAGAACTGATTAGCGCAGACTCCAAAGCACTATCTATTTTCATCTGCCTGATCTCTGCTGCATGAGCTTCATCTTTTGCCTTATTCTCTGCCTGCAGTGAAGCAATCTGCTCTTTCATTGCTTCAACATCACCTGTTGAGTTCTTTAGGGTTTCAAACTGCTTGTCCCTATCGGCAATATCAGTCTTAAGCTTGTTCTTTTCATCTACAAGCTCCTTAAATCGCTCATACGGCACATAATTCTTAAGCTCTTCAGCGCTCGCCTTCTCGCATTTACCTGCTAACTCTTCATCCATTCCAAGTGCTATAAAATCTTCTCTTTTCATGTTCTTTAATTCCTTTCATACATTTTTTAACGTGGTTCAATCCACTTCTTTTCTTTGTTCTTTATCGTCTGCAAAGCTAAAAGACGGCAATAAAAAAGCACCCTATTAAGGTGCTTTAAAACTTATTTCTATTAAGGCCTGCTTATACCGCAAATGTTCCTTCCTTAAACTCTTCAAGTATCTTTATCTCTCCAAGCTCTCTTAGCCTATCTTCTACCTTTTGAGAGCTCTCTTTCAACTTAATGCATCCTAGGCTCTCAGAGATAAGTGTTCTTATCTCATCTTCATTTTTTCTATCTTTTATCCAATCATTTGGAATATATATCATCATAGTACCCCTATTTTCTGCATTGCACATGCCAAGATATTAGTGTATATTAGTTGCTCATTACCCGAAAGTGACCAAAAGTCTTTTCCCATCGCTGATTTTAGCTCTGCTTTCATCTGCTGCCTATACTGACTATATCTAGCAAAATTTTCTAAGAACATATCAAACAGATCTTCTTCATTTTGAACTATATATGAACTATATTGTGAATAATAGTCTATTGGTAATATAACTTTACTCATATCCGAATGAAGCTGTAACCACTTTGCCCCGATTCCATTCTGCCTATCAGTAAATGCTATCTTTCCGAAATCCTGAATAGTATTACAAGATGAGTACTTTGTAAGTCTCTTCAACCTAGGCAAATTCTCAACAAGCTCTTGTGCATAAGACGGCGATAACTTAGCTGAAATCCCATACTTATCTATTAAGTAATGCGCTGATGACTCTGTAAATGTTTCCTCCAGGTTTCTCCATTTTTCAATTATATTTCCGGATGAATCCAGACCGTCCCACTCAAGTCCATTTGCAGATAAATGGAATGACTCATGGAAGGCTGTTTTAATCCTATATTTCATAGAACGCACATCATTTGAGTTAAGCACATACTCGTCAAAATATACATTACTTTGAGTAGTCTTGCTCCCCAACTGACAATATCCATTATCTTTTATAGGCTTTATGTTTACAGGAATATTACTTCTGTCTATGCCTAGATTATCTATCAGTTTCTCAGCAAACTGTTTAATATCATTGTCTGATTTAATTTGAGAAACATTAGACAGTCCGGTCATCACTTTGTCATTTATTTTAGCACTTTGCGGTACATCATTCAATAGTTGGGCTTCAATCTGTTTCGTCGACTCAATCTTATCATTGTTATTTACAAACTGTTTCTCCCACTCCTTATAAGTCGTATTGCCTTCAACAAAATAGTTCTTACCCTTATCATTCCTCGCAACTCGTTCTCTATCAATTCCCAGCTCTTCCCAGTCGTCGAAATACGGTGCTGTGGTGGTTCTACAATACGGGTGAAAAGGCGGGGCCGTAACTCCTGCCTGATAGTCCTTCATATCAAATACTTTGCCGTCAAGGCTTCTACATATCTCAGAGGTCTTGCTGTCCAATGTAGCCACAATCTCATATTTTTCAACATCAAGATTATTAAGCATATCTTTTTGAGCCACAGAACCAAAATAGGCGGACTCTGTCATTATAAGCCTGCCTGCCGCATTGCTTGATGCCCCCATCTTAGACTTTATCTCTTTTATAGCCTTAGCCGGGTCCGCTCCGGTAATTATATTTCTTGTTAAAGAGCTGTGAAGTTCACCTATCAACTTTTCTTTGTTAGTCCATATCCTCTTAGAAAAATTATAGCCGTCAACCGCCCAAGGCTTATTGATTATATTACTAAGTGTATTTTCATCAAGCCTGTCTACTGCAAACCCTACTCCAAAACCTTTCTGAAACTCAAAAGCCGTCCTATAGTACCTCTGTGAATATGCTTTTCTCATTGCGCTGTCCACGATATCTAATTGATTGCCGTACAGCGCCTCAATACTTTGCTGTGTCTGAAGCTTTAATGCCTCCAGCCTTGATACGTGAAACCTTGCCGATGCATTCTCAAGTTCTTTTGCCCACTGACCGCTAATAGCATTTTCTTTGCCGTGCTTTATATACTCTTCTACCGACCACTTAAGTTCTTTCATCTCTCCTGTGGTTAATAGCTTTCTCGCCTCTGCCATGGATATTTGATTGTTAGTTGCAAATCTTTGATACCAGGTATTTATTTTATCTTCAAGCTCTGTTTGAGCCTTTTGGTATATTTCCTCAACATCCCTGTAGGCCTCCATAGCATCTTTATTTGTAACACTTTCAAGCTGACCGAATCTGTTTATCCAGTAGTCTGAGTTCTTCACATATCATCACCATCCCCCAAGTTGGTATCATTAAAAGCACCATATTGCTCTTTTACCTGCTCTTCTTTTTGCCTCTTTATACGCTCAAGTTCCTTCTGAACATCATCTACCCAAGGATGCTGCTCTATGATAGTCTCATCCGACAAAATGCCTACAGACTTAACACAACTATCTATCGCCTCGGTCTCATTTATCAAGATATCTCTGTTAAATGTGATAGTAGCCTCTTCATCTTCAAAGTCACCTAATCCCATATTGGATAAGTGTGCCTTCACAAACCACAGCAAATCTTCAAATGCCGCCTGCAACTCCGTCTCCATATCGTTTGCATCTAAGTCAATATCACTGTACATGCTCTGAATATTCATCTGATTAGGATTACCGGACATTCTATCATCTTTGGCATCGTACCCCATGCCGTTTTCTATCAAGGCTTTCTTAAATATCTCTATAATAGCTTTGTAGTTGTCGACATTTACCTTGACTTCAAGGGTATCAACTCCACCTTTTTCGCTATCATTGCTTCTGACCTTAACAGCTCCGTACAATGCAAGCTTCTGCCTAAATTCTCCTAAATCTTGTCCGTCATAGTTCTTAATGACAAGGATAGTATTTCTTGCGTCTTCTTGCATATTATTTTCAAAATCTGAGAGCATTATATTGATACCGTCTTGGAGGGATTTAACTCGCTTTAGTAATGGTGTGCCGTCATGATATTTCATCGGCACTAAAGGTATCCTACCCCAATTATAGTTTTCATTTTCAGTATTTACATAAGCACTATATGGAATAATGTCATCGCCTCTTATGGCTTCACCGTTTAATATAAATCTGTACACACCATCCGGAGCATATACCTCAACTCTTTCCACTTCAGTCTTAGTTCCATTGTATGTGTATTCATCTGTTTTGTATAATCGTACAGCCAACCTTACTTTGGTCTTTTCATCATCTTCCCAAAAAGGCAAAATTTCATATCCCGGAAAAACCTTAAAGCTTAGCTGTCCACTACCGTCATAGTGTGGATAAATCCATGCTATGCCTGTGTTTAACATATATTTTCCTGCCGTCTTTATATTTCTCATAAACTTTTTGTTAAACACCTGTTTTAAGCATTCAAGATAGTCTTTATTGTCTGAGCTTACTACAAACGGCTGTCCAAGTAGGTAATTAGCTTTTTGATTAACAAGCTTCGCATACTGGTTATCTATGATTCTGTTATTCGGTAGATTGCTAACCTCCTGCAGATCTCCGCCTTCACCTATCACCGTCCTTTTTCTCCTCAATATGTCTTGGACTCCTTCATAGTACATTGCACCTTTTAGCTGCATTACCCTATCAGGTGAAGACCTCCATATCAGCGTCTCATTCTTTAGAATACTTATCCCCGATATGCCTGCTATACTCTTTTTATTAAAAAATTGACTGATTGCCAAAATTATTCTTTTTATAAAATCCACATCTTCACTCCTTAATCAAAACTGTATACAGAACCCATCGAGATATCCTCAAGAGCGTATCTCATTGCATCCATTAAGTGGTTAAAATCATCAATGGGCTTATTTATCATATTGCCTGTCTTGCTGTCTTTTGCCCATGTGTAATTGGATATCTCTGTAATGAAATTTACACACCTTGGATGAATTATTATGTGGTAGTCCTGTATAAAGTCGATACCGTGAACTATGCTGTCAGGTCCCTTCCTTGCGGCAGTTATATGCGATAAGCCTAAAGTATAAAGCCTGTCAATACTCTTTTTCTCCGCACTGTCGGCTCTTATACGCTCTTTGGCGTATCCCATTTTTATAACTTCATCCGCTATCGCCTCATTGTTCATGCCCTTCTTGTACATCTCATCAAATACCCATAT